ATACGCATCGGGATCGAGTACGTTGTCACAATAGGTCAAGCCGTTGGGGATGGCCTTGATCTTCTTCACCTCAGCAGACTTTGCTTCTGCAAGCACGTCACCCTCTGCGATGAAAGCACTGCTGTCTGCTACAACAGCATCCATTGTCAGAATGTCGAAGTCGGCATTGCTGCTGTCGATGGCGGTAACGGTTGCGATATTGCTCACAGCCTGAGTGAGATCATCACCCACTACGAGCAAATTCATGCCAACTTTTGCGATACTGCCAGTCTCATACTTCTCAATCTTGACGGTCTTCTGGACGGTATCAACCTCCAGAACCTTGAAAGTGTAGATGGGAACGATGGAACGTTTCTCTGCTGACTCGTCAGCATAAACAAGTGTTCCTGCAGCCATTACGTTAGGATAGGCGGGCATCAGTGCGGGGTCGCACATGAAACCACCGACGGCAATAGTCGGCTTACCCTCGTAGCACTTGCGGACACCACCAAAGTTCTTACTAAACTTTACGTAGTTGTTGATAGTACCTTGTTTCATGTTACCTAATTTTTGTGTTGTGAATTTTCAGTTTACAGACAATTCGTTAAACGAAAGTCTTCTCTTGTTCGGTAGCATAGTTCGCGCTGTCTGCTGCCTCCTGCTTCAATCTTTCAATGCGCTTCTTAACGAAGTCATTGTTTCCACCGTTTCCTCCAGTGCCATCACCACCGAAAGGCTTTCCACCGTCAGCGTAGTAACGCTTGTAGCGTTTCTCGTAGGCTGCGATTGCCGTCTGTTTCAGAGCATCGAATGTCGGATTTTCACCGTATTCGATATCATCCAAAGCATCGTCAATACAAGCCTCGTTGTTAGCCTTCAAAGCGATAAGATGTTTCTTGAGTTCAGCCTTGACAGCGTTGAGTGTAGCGTTTTTCTCACGCTCTAACTGTGACTTCATAAAGTTGGTCATGGTAGCCGTCATCTTACCAAACTCGCTATCAGCACCAGTAAGTCCAGCCATTGCTTCCTTAACAGCCTTTGCTACCTTTGCGTCAAGTTCTTCGGTCGATGCACCGCCGTTACCGCCGTTGCCACCGTTACCACCATTTCCACCACCATTCTCAGGATGCTCTTTCTTGTAGTCTTCCAATGCCTTTGCTACGGCAGTCTGAATACGAGTCTCAACATCTTTCTCATGCTGACCTGCATACTCTTTTGCGTAGTCTTCCTTGAACTTCTCTGTGAAAGCCTTTTCGTCGTGACGCTTCTGACCTGCAAACTGAATCAGTGTTGCAACTGGAAGTTTCCACGTCTCTTCGGTAATCTTAGAGTCGTCTGCGAACATTGTCAGGACACTTTCGGCAATACCCTCAAATGTCTTGTCACTAATGACCTTTGCGTTGTCTTCTCCAACCTTGGTCCTCAAATTCTGAATGAGAATGTCTTTCTCCATAAATGTTTAGTTTTTGTGTTGGTTGTTACAGGCGTGTCTCGCCTGCTTTGTAAAGATTTTTCCGCAAATATAGATGAAAAATGAAAAAATATCTGATTTTTATTTTGGTAATCTTTTGTTTACCAATCAAAATCTCAGATTTTTAAGGCTTTATATCTAAATTTGCTGCAAAAAATGTAAAGATAACAGAAAGTTATGGAAGGTTTTACAGGACTATACACCATCGACGGAAAGCCTATCTACTCTAAAGCCTTTATTGAGGAACTTAGAGAAAAAGAGAGCAATAAGAAGACGTCAAAGTATTTCATTGCTCAACGTGGCGCACAGGAAGTTGGACTGAGTAGCACCGTTGATATTATTGTCTTCGGTGGCAACCGTGGTGGCGGCAAAGCAAACCCATACTCAACACCTGTCGCTACACCATCTGGATTCAGGAAAATGGGCGACCTCGAAGTAGGTGACTTGATATGTACGCCGTATAATGGTGTGCAGAAAGTAAGTGGCATACATGAACAAGGTGTTAATACCGTTTATGTGTTCCACTTTGATGATGGCACGAATGTAACGTGCATGGATAATCACAGGTTTTGGGCGCGGACTTCACCAACAGAAGACTTCCATGAAATGACAGCACGCGATATCATGGAACACTACGCCATTGACAGACCATACCCGTTGTCTCTAAGAAGGGGTAATACTAACTTCATAGAGTTTCCGCTTTGTGGAGAGGTCGAAATGAGCGAGAATGTCACACCTGTTGACCTGCCAATACACCCTTTTGTTCTTGGGTATATCTCTGGTACTGGATTCTGGAACTTCTCAGTTTCGGGAATCAAACTGTCAAAAGACCAGTATGTAGCGAGAAAAGTATATAGCCTTGGTCATAAGGTTAGGATGAACACAAAGGATGGATTCTATTATCTGCGTGGTCTATCAGATGAAAACAGACGAAAGATAACAACAAGCAGACAGGAGCAGCCAGCACGTATTCCTATTGATTATAAGACGGCTTCGATACAGTCACGATGGGAATATCTGAAAGGTATCATGTATAAGAACGGGCGTTCTATGCACAAACACCCGTATCTGGCTCTTCCAAACAAGCAACTGATAGAAGACGTTGCAGAGATAGCACGTTCTCTGGGTATCTGGGCGAGAGTTTCACAGATTGAAGATGATCCTGAACGTATCGGATTCTGGAAGGTTTCTTTCGTAGCACCTAACGATGGTGACTTGTTCGTAAAGCACAACTTCAAGATTCGCGCACACGTCAATGCCGAAACTCCTACCAAACCTAATGCAAAGAATGTCCTGACAAAGAAACTACAGTACATATCTAAGTCTAAGCATCGTCAGAACTGTCGTTGCATCACCGTCACAGGACGCGACCACCTCTATATGACTGATGCCTATACCATCAATCACAACACCATAACGATGTTGATGGAACCGCTATATGACATCAAGAACAAACACTTTAACGGTATCATATTCCGAAAGAACAAAGACGATTTCGAGAATATCATCAATGAGTCAAAGCGTTGGTATGCGAAACTTGGTCGTTACAACAAGTCAAAAGACGATATGACTTGGAACTTTAAGACGGGCGCAAAACTTGGTCTTACCATCTATGATATGCCAATGTCTGACTTCGACACAAAGTATCGTGGTCAACAGTTTTGTTCCATCGGTATCGACGAGTTACCTCAGATGCCGTTTGAAATGTTCAAGTTCTTAATGACTTGTTGCCGTAACACCATCGGCGTACATTCTCGCATACTTGGAACTTGTAACCCTGATCCGCTGTCATGGCTGAGAAAGTTTATCGACTGGTGGATTGGTAAGGAAGATACTATCTATTCAGATGGACTCATGCACCCTGAACGCAAAGGTTTCGCCATTCCAGAACGTGACGGTGTTGTCCGCTACTGTTATATGCCCGATGATTCAGTTGATAATATCATCTGGGGTGACACTCCAGAAGAAGTTTACGAGCAATGTCGTGAAATGATTGACGATGCCTGGGATCCTGAATGGGAACAGTACGGATATACCAAAACTTCATTCTTTGTCAAGTCCGTTACATTCAAGAAAGCCGCTTTGAATGAAAACAAGGCTCTGATTAAGAGTGACCCCGGTTACATCGCTTCACTTCTGAACCAACCGCCAGAAGTTCGCGCAAGAGAGTTTGACGGAAACTGGGATATTATAAAGATGGGCGACGATATGATTCAAGCCTATCATCTTGATAAGATATTCCAGAACGCACAGATGATTGGTGACGGTGTTCGCCGTGCAACCTGTGACGTTGCAGGTGACGGTGGCGATAACTGTGTGACATGGTTCTGGATAGGACACCACGTCGCAGATGTCTATGTATGTCGCCGCGACCCGTTCACTACCGTCGGACTGATAAGGGCGAAACTTCAGGAATGGGGAGTTTTGGAGCAGAACTTTGCCTATGACCTCAATGGAATGGGTCAAGTTTTGAAGGGTGCTTTCCCAAGAGCAGTACAGTTTAACAACCAAGAGGCGGTTGACCAGAAAGATAAATACCTATACGATAACAAGAAGTCTCAGTGTGCGTATAAGTTTGCAGAACGGACACAGCAAGAGGGGTGGAGCATTGAGCCAACTCTTTTGAAGAGAAGATATAAAATCGGTAAGGAAACAAAAACTCTTTATGATATTCTTCAACTTGAACGTAAATGCGTGAAGCAGGATATGTCAAAAGAAGATAAGGGCTGGTGTCTGATTCATAAAGAGCAGATGAAGAATAAAGCAATCGTCGGACACTCACCAGACTTCTTTGAGGCATTGTTTATGAGAGAGATTTTCGACATCAAACATACTCAGGCTGTGATTCCTAAATGGCTCAAAGACAGAAACGGAAGAAGTCGTATCAGAACCGTGCGAAAACTCACTCCCAAATACAGATCATAACTAACACAAAAATGATATGGATGCAGTATTAGAAACAACGAACAAAAAGTTAAGAGACCTTCTTACAAAGAAGCCTTTTACGAGAGTTTTGCCTGATGGTCACTATGATCACGGCTATGTATGGAACGAAGTTTCGGAAGTTCCCGTCACTCCTGACAGGTTGCGACGGAAGATAGTTACGCAGGAAGATTTCTTGCGGGAACTCGACCCCGCAGGCCACCTTATCAATGACAGGGATTTGTACCCTGACATCTGGCAGGAGAATGAGGATGATGGAAAGTGGTATATCCAAGAGATTCCTCGATATGCCTTTTCGTACCAACAAATCATCCTCGTAAAACACCTCACACATCTTTGCGGAAACGATATCCAGTTTGAACTCTCTGACAAGTCTGTGTCAGAAGAGACTCGAAAAGTCTTCACCGAGTTTAAGAACGGATGGGCTAACAAGAATATGGAGGTTGCTTGGTATCAACTGGCAAAGTCTGTTAAGGCAACAGGTGACGGTGCTTTCGTTGGCTTTCTTGACAAAGGCAAATTCGGTTGGAAAGTTTTGTCTTTCCTCAACGGCGACAAACTATTTCCTCATTATGATCTCAGAACAGGAAAACTCAACACGTTTGCGCGTACTTATTGTAATTACGCGGAAGACGGTAGCATCACAAAACGTTACATTGATGTCTGGGATGATACCTACTACTATCGCTTCGTAGCAGACGGTGATCCAACGTCACTACTTGACAAGGCAAAGCAACTCATATTCAAACTATTCAATACGGACGGTTATAAACTGGAATGGATGGAGGCACATGGCTTCGATACTATTCCAGTCGCTTATATGCGTGACGATAATGGCCCGTGTTGGACTTTCTCTGAGGAAACGATTGAGAATTATGAGGTTGCTTTCTCGAACCTTGCTCACTCCAACCACGATTTCGGTCTGCCTATCATGTACGTCAAGGGAGAAGGCAGTGAGGAAGTGACTACGAAAGATATGTCCTATGCTTCAAAGATTATGCTTCTGCCGTCTGATGGAGAAATCGGATTCTTGAACCGTCAGGATGCTTCAAATGCTTACAAGGCAGAACTTGACAAACTCGAAGACAATATCTACAAGCAGTCATTTGCCGTCAAGACTCCAGAACTAAAATCTGGTGACACACCAGGCGTTTCACTGAAAATCATGTACTCCGATGCCTACGAGAAAGCAATGACCGATTCCAATGAGTATGATGGCTGTGTAGATAAGATGATTGACATCTTCTCTTGGGGCTACGGTATCGAGTGTGAAATGAGACTGGCTTTCCTCAACACGAACATACGTCACTACATCGAGCCTTACATTCACCTTAACATCACTGAGCTTACCACGAACCTCAATACTGCCGTCGTTGGTGGTTTCCTCTCAAAGCAGACGGCATCGGAGAAATTGCCGTATTCGACACCGCAGGAATGGGAGCGCATTCAGGCAGAGAAGAAAGAAGAGCAGATGCAGGAACTCTTGCTTACTGAGCAGAAACTTGAAATCCAGTCTGATATTAACATTGAACAGGCAGAGGCTGTTGCCGACATTGAAGCGCAGTACATGGAAACGACTACTACGACAACGGAAGACGGCAAGAAGAAGACTCAGGGAAAAGCCCGTACACGCACCAAAGGTAGTGTAGCAACTGGCAGAGGAAGAAAGAACCGCTCTGGAAAGCAATGGGATGAAAACGGTAACGAGATTGATCCTATGACTGGCTTGGCAAAATCCAAATGGGATAAGTACAACGAGACACACTAATCTATGAGCAAGGTAGTAGTAAAACTCGACACAAGAAAGTTTCAAGCACCGTCTCAATCTGACATCGACGCTGCAAAACAATTCATCCTGCAACGTGAAGAGAATGCCCGAATGTTGGAGGGTAAGATTGATGAAGCGTTGGCTGATGCGGCTGAGAAAATCGTCATTATCTGTTACAGGTACGACGTTGACCCTCAGAAACTATATATCGCCAGTGGCTTCAACGAGCAGATGATGAACGAGATTGCTGAAGTTATGGACGCTCTCGAAGAGGAAATACTTGGTCTGATTCAGGAATATGCGACACGTTCAACCAAAGACCGTGAACGTATCAATGCACTTCTGCTTTGGATGGCAAGCCTTGGTCGTGGCAACCGTAAACTCCGTGATACTCTGGAGGGCTATCTCTACAAATTTATGAAAGACCTCGAAGCAGCAATAGCAGCACTGAGATTTGCTGAGACAACCATGACCGATGCAGTCACTAAGGTAAAATCAAATCTGCATACCATATATACAATGCCTGAAGTGATGGCTACATTCAAAAATGCGTCTGAGTTTGCCGCTACCTATATCCAGAGTCGCGGCGTACAAAAGGGTGGCGTTGGTCTATCGAACAACGGTAGTACCAACGTCACCAATATGGCACGGCTTACCCTGCAAATGGTATGGATGCGATCACACCGCATTGATATGGAAGAAAATGGAGCTGCTGGATTCTATGTTCTCAGAGGCAGCAACTACCCATGTGACTACTGTGATTCAAAAGTCGGCTTCCATCCTATGACCGACATAGAAGACTTTCCACCTTTTCACGGACATTGTTGTTGCTATGTCGTACCAATCTTTACAATAACTGATATTATTTAATTATGGAACTATCGAAACAGAAACAGACTGAGGCAAAGAAACTAAACGTAACTACTCAGTACCTCGTAATGGCTGATTTGCAAAGTATAGGCTATTCCGAAGAAGATGCCTATAAGATTGCATTCCCCGAAAACGAGGCTTTGGCTGTTCAACAGAACAACAGTATTCGTCAAAACATTCTGGAAAGCGCAAAGTTCAAGAAACTTCTTGATAATCGAAGACAAAGGGTAAAGGACGGAGTTGCAACTCCAGTCTCTCTTGATGAAGTGGAACTGGTTGGAACTGAAGAAGTGCTGAAAGAGATTCTGAGGTCGGCAAAGCAGCAGCCAATCGGTTCAAAGGAACGTGCTGACCTCTACGCAAAATATAACGACATCAAGAAAGAGAATGAGCAAGGTACTGAAGACGAAACCGATGCAATAAGTTTCTTCTTCCCTGCCAAATGTAATCAGTGTCCGCTTCTTTATGCGTATAACGAGGAAATGAAGAAGAATACGGATTCGCAGGGAAAGATTATTCGACCCGTAGAAATGGGTAGGGTGATCAGACTTGCACAAACGATTATTCAAGCGGCGATTGATGCAGCAGAATAAAAAAGTGGTCGAAATTGACCACTTTTTTTATTTCCACAACTCTTTATTCTGTTCAAGCCATTCCTCTTCATTCGAGGCATTCCAACTTCCGTGATGAAGATGCAGGATAAAGTCTGAGATTCTTAGGTGTCGCTCTGGCAGGTTGTGATTGTGACAGTCCTCATAGAACCAACAGCCAGTATCATAGAGCATATTCGGTCGTTGACGGCTCAAAAACCACATCTTTTCACCGTTGAAGTATCTGATACCATATTCACGAATAAGTTTGACATTGATATAGCATAGATAAGGCAACACTCTTGGCAGAGGTATATTCCATCGGTTGTGATGCAAGTCGATGTTACCAACCCAAGCACTGCTATCGTCAAAGAACGTCGAAATGTCTTTCTTGACAAGAACGTCACTATCCATGAGCACGAAACCGTCTTGGAATAGGTCAAAGCACTTGTCAATGGTAAGACAATGCCTGGCACTGCCATAATTGTTCTCAGGACATGGATATTTGTTTGGGAATTGGTCAAGGAACTTATCAAAGTCTATCAACTGACCTTTGGTATTGTCAATGACCTCTACATCATCGAAAACATTCTCAAAAGGTTGTTTGTCGGAATTGTCAAAGACATAGACCTTGCAATTCGGAGTGTGCTTTCGCAGAGACAGTATTGCGCATTCGGTAAGACGCTGTGTGTTGAAGTTCACGATAACGACATTCCTATGCTCTGGGATTTGTCTCGGCTTCAAGCCAGTCAACTCACGCATGATCTGGTCTTTTTCCTCAGTCCATTCGTTATAGCAGAAGAAACGGTCTGCATACTTGCTTCTGAATTGTTCGAGGTTGAACTTATTCCCCGTACCTTTCTGCCACTTATTCGTAAACCATTCCTCAACAGTCTTCGTGCAGTAGTGTTTGAGGTAGGCAACGGAATAGTCGTACTTCTGGAACGGTCTTTGCTGGCACGGCTCGGCACATGAATTGCAACAATTCATAGGATTCGATGGAAGATGCGGATTCAAATAGAACTGAACACAGGAAAGACCGCCTCTGACGATACATTTGACATGGTAATCGTCGGGAACATCGTCGTACTGAACATTCTGGTCAAAAGGCAAAGGCTCTGTAAAACGCTCGGACAAAGAACGGCCATCGTCTCTAACAAGACCGTTATCACCAAAGTTCATCCAGTTAAACAAGACACATTGGTAGCCCTTATATTCAAGCATCAGTGATTGAATGGAAAGACCACTGACGATGTGGAGGTATTCATCGAAGTCGAAGAAAGCCATCCACGCCCATTCACTACCATATTTTTTGTAAACGTCCTCATAGGCATCGCGCTGGACTCCAGAACGGTTACGGTAATCAAGGATTTCGACAAAGCCACTCTCTATGAATGGAGAAAGAACGTCTTCAAAATATTCTTCACCGTCTCTGTTATTGTCACAGAGGTAGATTTTGTCGAAACCTAATCGCTGATAATGCTCAACGAACTCACGGGCATAACGGTTCTCGCGCCTGCCAATACAGCAAAGCGCGATACCGTCACCCGTTGTAGGAGAGGTCTTAATTCTCTCTTTCCTTCCTATCTCCATCTTCGGACTCTTCTTCTTTCTCAGACTCAACAATGTATTGCTTGTAATCGGCAATACTCTGCTTCACTCTTGCTAAGAACTCGTCGTATGACAGGAACTTCTTATCTTCTGGCTCATAGCCTTCATCAAGAACTTCTGGGTGCATATAACCATAGACTGCAAGAATGAGGAAGTTTTGGAATACACCAAGACTTATCGAAGTGCAGAAATTGAAATTAGAGAGGAACGAGAAAAGAATGTCAAAGTCTTCCTTACTCTCGGTAGAATATAGGTCAGTCAAAGCCCGGAACATAAGATAGGTCTGAGGTATCTGGACTTTCCATGTTCCGTCAAGGTCTGAGATAATGATAGCCTCAATAGTTTTCTTCTTGTCAAGTTTGATGCGGGTACGCCACATCTTGAAGTTTCCGATGCGGGCGGGCTTGACAAAAGGTATCTCACGACCCTTTTTCTGCTCTTGCTTGGTATCGTTAGCCTTGTTTTCCATCGTCGATAATGTTTTCAAGTAAGAACTTTCGCAAATCGTTGATAGTCTCAAAGTTTTTGATACCTTGCTCTTCCAGATACCACTTAGCGGCTTTGAATACGCGGTTTGTGCTGTCAAAGAAGAAAGCGGATTCATGGTCTAAGGAAACAGAAACATGATTATTGACAAGTTTGCCAATAGTCGAAGCCAAACGAACAGCGGTGTCATAAAGGTAACTGACAGGAATAACATTGTCGTGACCATTGACATAGCAACATGGCTTACCTCTGCCAGTCACAAGTCCAACGACTTCCTTTACCGTACTCTTATGGATGCGTCCTTCACTGAGGAAATAAACCTCAGTTCCTACATCAAGGACTTTGGGGCGCATAGCAAACTTCATCCTCTCGAAACACTTACGCAACTCTTTCAAAGTGTTTAATGGGTCAGAGGTATCAAAATGAAGTGGCTTGTAATATTTTGAAATGTCAACCTTTAAGACAAAAGGATTGCCCATCATCGTTTCCGGCTTACTCAGTTCATTGTTCAGATAAGCCAGTTCCTCGGCTGCTTTCTTGCAACGGTAGAAAAGTTCCAAGTCAGAACATTCGCCGTTATCGAGCATCGTCAAAGGCTCAACGTCTTCACCGCGCAATACACGCTGTGACTGCTCCATCTGGAGATAAGCAAGAACCAGCTGCTCCCGAACTTGATCGGGAGACAACTGATTTACAAACGCGGTGAACTTTTTTCTAAGTTTTCCGATTTTTCCCATAGCAACAAACTTTTACTTTTTTGAAGTCGTTTTCTTGGTGGTAGTGCCTTTCTTCTTCTTTTCCGGCTCTTCAGCGGGGGCAGCATCGGTAGGGGCTTCGGCTGATTCAGGAGCCTCACCAGCACCATCGTCATTCAATTCAGCGGTTGTGCCATCGGCAGGGGCTTCAGTACCAATGTTTTCATCACCTGTACCCTCGCCAGTCTGTTCCTGCTGTTCAGCAGCGAGACGTTCAGACAGTTCCTTGGCCTCGTCTTCATAGCCCTCTGCAAGCAAAAGAGACAACTGCTCTTCAACAGGCAAAACCAAGATTTCAGCAAGGCGGTCATAACGGGCTTTTTCCTTGGCTGCTTCGGCATCAGCTTGTTTCATCTGCGCCTCGGTAATGTCGGCAACCTCGTTGAAGCCTTGCTTGCGAAGTTCTGGAACAATCTGCTCTTTCGGCAACTGCATGATCTCTTCAATCTTCTTTGCCTTTTCCTCGGCAGTCATACCGTTCTTGTTCTCGTTAGTTGCGACATTAGTGGTGTGTGCAACTGTGAAACCGCCCATATCGACGGTCTTCTGATTCTTTTGTCCTACTTTAATAGTTCCCATAGTCAATAGTTATTTAATGTTCCACATTTTGTTTGCACCATCGGCGTTGAAGAGCACATCAATGTTAGCACCTTGTTTCTGTGCTATAATATCCCATGCTTTCAACTGGATAAACTGCTGTGCCGACAATCCCATTTCCTGTTGATAGGCTTTGTCAGCAATGGCACGTTGACGTTCGGCTTTCTCACGGGCTAACTGCACCTCAACCTCACGTTCCTGGGTCTGCTTCGCCTGAACCGCCTTTGCCGTCTTGTTCATTTCCGTTAACTGTTCAGCATTTGGAATAGCCTTTCCGATCACAACTTGCTTAATCTCTATCGGAAATTCTTTCTCCTTTGACAGTTCAGCAACATAATCGCGCATTTCCTTCAATACCTTTGCGTCAATCTTATTTAGAACCTCGCGGTTACTCATAAGGTCAAAGGGAGAATGCTGAGATACATAGTCACGGACACGATTGCAGTAATGGTTGTAAATGTTAGTATTAAACCAGTCAACACCGTAATTCTCCAACAGCACAGGCGACTTTCCGGCCTTAATCTGAGTGATAATGACAGTATGGAAGTCAAGAGGGGTGTTGTCGTTACTAACGAGGTCTTCCATATCCACCTTCTGCTTCTGAGGTATGATCTTGAAAGTTTCGCTCGATGTTGACAACCAACACCATGTCAGACCAGTCGTAACGGGGTCTTTATCGACACCACCATGACCAAAGAACCAAGGCTTGTAAATCAAAACAGCCTCTTCACCTGCCTCTGGACGAACACCATGACAGGACATCATTGCAATGCTTACACAAGCGACTGCCAGAAGATAAATAAACTTTTTCATAATGTAATAAATGTTTTAGTGAAACAAATTACTCTTCTACTTTTTCATAGGTGTCTCTGAAATCCCAAGGATTCATAACCTCAAACATTCCATCGACACGCACAATACAATCACCAAGTCCACAACGGATAGTTGCAGATTTGTCATCGAGAGGGTCTTTTTTGACCATAATGCCGACAATGTGGTCACGGCTGTTACCATGACCGTCAAAATCGTACATTGGATTGATTATCTGCTCTGGTGTGTAACCAAGGAAATTGCAGATAATGTCAAAGTTTGAAGCAGATAGTTGCTCCATTTCAACAAATTCAGCCTTCTTTTTGTACTTCATATATATCAAAGTTTTTGTGAATAATATTTCTTTTCAGTTCTTTCAAATTCTTGCAACTCTTGAAAGAATTAGCAAGAATTATCAGGTTTTAATACTACCACACTTCTTACAGCGAAAAAATCCGCTATTGAAAGTCTCAATGTACTCGTACTCGTGACAACAGAAATTCTGTCGCAAGAAATCACGTACAATCAAGAATAAATCGCCTAACATAACTATGCGTTTAGGAAATCTTCTACGTCCAGATAGTCAATGCCAAAGTTCTCGGCACACTTCTTGTCTGAGTCAGAGAACTGCCCTGGCTTACCGCTCGCGTCACCAATCATCAGCATTTCAGACTTCTCAACACTATTGAAAAAGTATTCTAACGGACGGTATTTTAAGGCATCTTCAAGCATACCTGTGTTGGGCTTACGCTTAGATAAAGAATCTTCCGATGTGCAAAACTCAAAAGTCACAACCTTATGGCAATATATCCGAATAAAATATCTTATCGCATCAATCTTTACCAAGAAATCTGACATTGAGCAATGCTTTGGTATGCCACCCTGATTACTCACAATAGCAATGGCTTCAATACTCTTGATGTCTCTGATCTTGTCAAGAACATCTTTCTTCAGACGAAAATCAGTGCAATCCTCGGCAAATGTCTTGCCACTGGCCGTCTGAATGAGCGTACCATCCAAATCAGCAAACAAAATCTTGTATTCTTTCATATTTCTCTGAATTTTAGTCAATGAACTTCCCTTTTTCCTCATGCAATGCCTTGTAGTTACGCAATAGCATCAACTGAGAGAGAGTTTCTTTGTGCAACTGCGATACCTGTATGATATGGCGGTCTATTAGCAACCGATACAGCCAACAACTATGCTTGCGGTCTTCAACGTAGAACTCATTCAGCTTCCTGCACATATCCAGGCGTTCAAGCAACAGGGATTCGTATGTTGCACAATATTCATCACTCAAAGTCTGACCGCAACTTTCCATAGCAAGCAATGATACGGATAACTCGTCAATGTACTCGCATGATTTCATCATCAACTTCTTCACCTTACGGTAAGGCAGACCAATAAAACTTTTCGTTTCCATTACTTCAAGCATTTAATCATAAGAAAAGTATGGTCTTCGATACTGTAGATGCAGAAACCCATCCTTTTGTACCATTCCACTAACCACTGACGATCCTTTTCAGCAGAAAGAGAAAGAAAAGTCTTACCCTCCTGCCTTGCAATCACCTCACAGAGTTCAAGAAGGCTCCGGCCAATGCCTTTCCCCTTCTCATTCTCAACAACACTCAATCCATCGATGTAGCAAGTTTCCGGCATTGAATTATCAAAATTGACACCGACAATACCTGCACCGTCCCTACGGATAATCCGATAGGCAACGCCCCACCACCATGCGTTAGAGTGTATGAAATACTTATCACTATCTATTACCATAACTATCTCTACTTTACTAATTGCATAAATTGATAAAACTTTCTTCCAAGATACCCTGCAAGAAATCCTGCAGATTCAATATCATCAACGTGAGAATACTCAAGCACCCTGTCTTCAATATGCCTCTTTTCGTGAGAATATACCTCCCATCTGCTTTCCTCACTCCTAAATGTGTAAAAGACAATGACCATTGCTCTTATGTCAAAGTTGTAGAAAGTATCACCACCACCATAACAGCCTCTATCAATATAATCAGAGACACTATCCATGTGTACTTGTGTGCATTTTATATCCTTCATCGCGGAAAGCACCTTAATCTTGTCACTCTTCTCTTCAATCTGAACAAGAGTAATATCAAAGTCGTATATAGGTATGTTAAACTTCAATTTTTTCATAACTTCACCGCGTAATCAAGTTCGTTCTCACAATATACCTCATAGAATATCCCAGCAGCCTTACGCACTTTGCGGAAGTTCAGACGCTTCAAGTCCTGAGACAAAGACTTTTCAGATGGAGTTTCCTGACCATAGCCCTTACGCTGACAGAAATCAACGTACCTGTCATATAGTGTGGCGAAACTTACCAACTGAGCCTTCTCACCACGACCAGCCCACGCACTTGCTCTGAGACCGTCGTGACGGGCAAAGATGTCAAAGAACTGCTCGTTGTACTCCATATAATCCTCTGAATTGGTATGGTCGAAGCGGAATCCGTCTCTGACAAGCATCTTGTAGCCCTCAATCATCCAATTCCTGATGCCACTAAGTTCCTTCTTCAGTTTGTCACCAAGTCCTGCATCCATATCTTCCTCACGGATGCTTTGATTGAACACAATCTCAACGATGCGTCTGCGAAACGCTGCATCCATCCTCTTATTAACAGGGCGTTGATTCATTGAGAAAATCAGAAATGGAATATCATAGATGCGACGGACATTCTCACCGATTCCGCGAGCATTCTGAGGCTCACCACTACACAGCCGCTTAAAAGCGTCACTGCCACGACTGATGTCATTAACATCAACCTCAGAACAAATGTTGAATATCTTGCCGTCAATGTTCGACATCGTTAGCATTCGACTGATCTGATTCCTGTCTAACAGTTCACCCATCGAAGCCTCGCTGACATTGTTGTAACCATAAACGGCTCTGACTACTTCCTCGATGGTCGTCTTACCATTCGCTCCGCTACCGATAAGCCATAACGTGTCCTCAACGACATTTGACATCAAACGACGATTGACGCACCCCAATCCCAGGTACTTCTGAAGTTTCAGAATGTCTTTCGGATTTAGCATCATCGACAAAAAAGACTGCCACATCGTACAGGTACAGGTAGGGTCGTAATCGTATGGCAACAAATCCGTCACTGGCATCATGTCTGTAAAAGAGTGATAGACGGGATTCTCAATATCAGAGAAATCCCAGATTCCGTTACGGAAACCGACAATGGCAGGATTCTTCTCCAATGGCGATACACAGACACCTGCGTAAGCACTCTGTAATAATGTACCTTGCTTCTCTATCCAATCTCCCTTAACAACGAAATCACCTGCGCCAGCTGCGGCTATCAATGCCTGACCTACGCTGTCTCGGAATACAACTGGTGATAACGGACTCCAATACTTACCATTGAATCCCCATACAACACACTTCTTGCCGTCATTGCTCATAGATGTACCTCTGAAACAACTGCAACAAGCGTCTCTGAGTATCGAATGATAGGCATATAACCGTTCACTCCTGCGACGGGTCTGATATGCTTTCAGCAAAGCATCCTTGTCAATACAGGACTGCAACTGGCTCGAATATCTGCCAATTTCTGCCTGCAAAACGTCAATAATGCACGATTTTTCACCCTTTTTCGCCATAATGTACGATTATATATATATTATTATCACCCTTTTATTAAATTACAAAAATCCTATATAGGAGTGCTATTTATCGTTCACAACCTACATCGTGCAAAGTTAAACCCTTTATTTAAAAGGCTTTCAGACTATGAACGATTTTCATGTGTTTTCAAGAAAACATTACCACTAACCTACACAACATTCACAGATATTTACAGATATTCATGCCAAAAATAAAAAAATAAAAAATAAAAATGAAAAATCTCGACGAAAGGTCAGTACCCGCGCCCAATGTTGTTAAAAGGGGGGTGTACCCCGTCAAAAACGAGATAAAAACCTCCCAAAAAATGACACATTATAAATATAATGTATCAACGTTAAAACATTGATAGTCAATCACTTATAAACATGCGTGCAAAGTCATTTTTCTTTAATTCTCGTACTGTGTTTTTAATACCTTCTTATTTTCGTTTTGTCTTTGTTTCTCTCTATGTTCTATAATACTTCAGCCGTTTTTGTGTTCGTCTGGTTATCTGATTAAGACAAACAGCAACAGCAACAGCCTTCTATCTGGTTGCAATTATCTACTATCAGACGAAGACGAAAAACAACAGACAGACGCAACAAAAAACCTTCTATTTTCCTATTTATGACTATTCAGGCAACACAAAGAGGATGCAATAAAAACCGCTTAAAACGTATTATTTGGGCATGATCAAGACAAAGACAAACGGCATGATCATACAAAACACCATATATATATAATGTATTCCAGAACCGCCAAAAAAACACCCTATTTGCAAAGTAGAGATTGCAATTTGTCGTACCTTATTATAAAATATCAGATATTTTGCGTAAAAATCAGATATTAGACAAAAATAATCAGATATTTATTTGCATCGTATTAAAATAACCGCTATATTTGCAAGTGAAAAGGTGAAGGAGTTCACCAAAGGGCAACAGCCCTTCAGATATTGACATTTTGTAACACCTAAATAAAAGCAATTATGAGTACAAAGACAAAGAAGGGCAACGTTGCGAATAATAGTAACAATGTTGCAAGTGTTGAAACTGTTGAACTTGCACCCGTGCAAATTCCAGACGCAACCACAACAAAGGGCAAAGTTAGTACAAAGTTTACTCTTGTAGATGATGCACAACAGACTGCGAACACTGAGAAGATAGACAAAAACCAACTTTTTAGCGTTGAGTTAAACGACTACTTTTGTCCCGTCAAATTTGACTCCTCAACACTGGAGGAAAGTCTTTCACCACTTGTTAAGTCTGGCATACTTTCAGAAGACGCCAAATCTAAAGCAATTGAAACGGCAAAGCGCGAATTTCTTGCAGAACATGAAAGCGAAATAAATGCAGCGCAAAACCTAACATTTGCGGAGGTTGTGGCAAAGTTGCAAGAAAACCAAACACTTTATAAGAAGGTTTTAACAGCTTGCAAAGTTTCAGAACTCAACGAAGAAAACTACATCGAAAACGGCCGAGTAATGATTTACCGTGCAAATCAATGCAAGGACAAAGAAGGAAACGACCGTTATAAAGATGCAACACTTTCGAAGGTTGAGAACGGCAAAAAGTTTTCCGTTTCTCTGTTTGTCGAATATAGAGAAGTGACAACAGCAAACGTTTTACTTGCTATAAGATACCAACAGAGCAAACAAGATGCAGCAAAGCGACTTCTTAACCAGATAAGCGACTACAAACGTATTTTAACATACGTTTTTGAAGCAGCAAAGAAGGCAAAGGAAAACGGCTTCAGTCTGGAACAAGTAACGGAACAAGTAACGAAAGTTTTTGCAGAAGTTGAGGAAACAAAGTAATTTTGAAAGTTACACCACACGCAAAGCGGAGGCGAGTCTAAAAAGATTTGCCTCCGCTTTTTTCATGCTTTTATTTTTGAGTGTGCAAAAGTTTTGGTAATTACGGAATTTGACGTACCACAAAGTTTTTGAGAAACTTATTACCACAAAGTTTTTGCAGCCTGAAGACTTGAAAGATAGTCAAAGGTTGCAATCTTTATTTTGTTCTTTGACATGTTTAGATCGGAATAACTTTCGGGCTGAAAGTATTGCATTTCAAAGTTTGGGAACAAAAGGTTTGAGTGCATTATTCAGTCTTATAAAGTTGTTTTTGCGTGTGAAACGGAAGCCGCAAACTATATGTGCCGATATTGAAAAAGTCCATAATTGAATTTTATCATTAGTTTTTCGGACTGACCGCCAGACTTGCAAAAGTTTGGCGGCTGGTTCGATACCTGGGCAGTGGGAATGAAAGACTTTCCGCTGCCTTCTAATATTCACACTAAAAAGCAAAAGACAATGGAAGCAAAATTTAAAACTGGTGATGTTGTCCGTAATAATTACGACAACAAGAAAAGTATTATTGTTGAAGTTCTTACTTACGACAAACTTTTCCCAAATCCTTTCAACAAACAACTTTGTTACACCATGATTGGTGAGGATGATAGACCTTCATGGGGCTATTGTTCAGTTGTTGAGTCAACGCACACGATTCAAGAAAGTCTGCTGACGAGTCTTTGAGAATTAAGACGAAACTCTGGATGATGTTACAATCGTTCAGAGTCCAGACAAAACAAAAGATTATGGAACAAACGAAAGAAATTCCATCCTCTCTCATGCAACAATGGGAGCAGGAGGCCATCGATCAGAAGATTCCATACACAGAGTTTGGAAGTTTTTTGAAGATGAAGGAACAGAACTACTGGCAAAGTAAGAGTACGAAAAAAGTTTCTCAGCCGATCTTTGCCAATGATGCGCGTAACAAACTTACTGAGTACGGTAACAAAGTTGCGCTTGATACTTTGCTTTCAATTCCAATGGTCGAGCGTGCTGCAAAGTTTTCACGTTTTGACTTTGAGGATTTGAAGGATGAACTCTCTCGCGGATTCAAAGATGAATCACAGAAACTTTCTTTTCTCGAAAGACGCGACAACTGGTTTATGCGCCTGAAAGAAAAGATGAAGGACTTGCGCATATCCAAAGAAACTTTGTTGAGTTTCGGTTTTGATTTTAAAGCTGCAAAGTCTTTCGCCTATCAGACTATTTGAGCATAGTCTGGTAGCCACAAACTAATAAAATTCAATAACTATGATAGCAAAAGTTCTAATCTTTGTCATGGGATGGGTGATGCTCATTCCTGCAATGTTTCTGTGTTTTGACGGAAACTTCTGGTATTTCGTGCTCGGTGCTATTTACTTTGTCGTGATAGTGTTCAGCGGTTCAGACATTGACCGAAAGTTTTGGAAGGTGTGGTGGAGCATCAACAAGAGTTTATTTCCGCTGCCGAAAGAGTACGATAATTGAGAGTACGATAAAACTCTGGATAGTGTTGCAACTGTCCAGAGTACGATAATAGTTTTATGTTTTTAGTTATTGTGTTTTTCGCCCGTGAGGGTATCTTCCCACTTTATTACAATCATAGTTTAAAGATCGCTATTGAAAACCCGTGAGGGCTATTACTTTCGACCACTTTGTCATTGTCGAAAGTACGATATCAACTAATAGATAAGATTATGAAAGCAAGAGAAATCCTAAACTTTATGCTTACGAACTATGTTAGTGCAGAGTACGCAGGCATCATCGAGGTTGAGAAAGGTGAGGACGCAAGTCAATACTTTGCCGACCTTTGCGACAGTACCGACTTCATCAGTGACGGAGAATACTTCTGGTTCTACTCTACGAACGACAACAAAGACTTAGACTTGAAGAAGTTCCTGAGTTTCAGTAAAGACGATCCTTTGTTGAAGTTTGCCGACTATGAGTTTCCGACGAAAGACGGTTGGTACATTCTCTTTAAGATTGATTGAGACTAAAACTTTCTACCTTGCTACAAAGGTAGGAAGTACGAAGGTGATATTGTATTTTGTTAGCCATTACTTTTGAGACGTCACACCTACAAAGACACTGAAAAGGTAACTGAGAGTAAAAATCACGAAAACCCCGACGCGGGCAAACGCGGTAACGGAATAAGATTCGACCGGGCAAGTTTGGAAGGCACTTTCACTGATATTATAATCTGTGAAAGTACGATTTAACCAAAGATATTTCGATTATGAGAACAAGAATTGTTAAGCCGATGGGATTTCCCTTCGTAGGTAAGTTTGCAGAGATTTGCGCAAAGTGTAACGGTACAGAACTTTGGAAAGACGACATCAGGTTTGTCCGTCCTTCCCTGTTCAGGTGATAATCCCAAACTCTCTGAGGTGTTAGAACTTTGGAGAGTACGATATTATTCACATTAAAATTATGAGACTATGAAAGAAGTTACATGTAAACTTTACAAGTTTGAGGAATTATCCTCAGAATCTAAGGCGAAAGTTATTGAGCGTGAGCGTGAACAAATTCAGCAGTTTGGAATTGACGCTTGGGATTCCGAGCATCGTGCAACTCTGGAAAAGTTTGAAGCAATTTTCGATGTAAACGTCAGGCATTGGGAGGTGAATGATTATTCTCACAATTATCAGTTCACTTTCAACAATGATTTCTACGGCATGGATGCAAGCGAAATCACGGGCAAATATTTGCTCAGATTCCTCAACTCCATTTATTACGATATACGCAGCGGCAAATATTTCAGTTGCGGTCAGCGTTACGACGAGAACGGAAAATTTCACTACTCCTGCAAGCATTCAAAAATTCTGTGGGAAGAATTTAATTGCCCTCTCACTGGAGTTTGCTACGACAACGACATCTTGAAACCGATCTGGGATTGGCACAAGAAACCGAATTGGAATTTATCTCTGGAAAATCTGGTAGATGAATGCCTTGAAAGTTTCTTCAATTCATGGGAGCAGGAAATGCTCTATTGCGGAAGCGATGAATATTGCATCCAAGAATTGACGGAGTCGAGTGCCTACGAAGACACGCTCTATTTTGAGGACGGCACTGAGTTCAAAGGAATCTACGAGGATGCAGCCTAACAAACTTTTGTGGAGGTGACACTCCACGAAAGTACGACTAATCAAAATTCAATAGACATGAAAAGTTACATTTTCCAAATCAATGAGAATGTGTTGCCACCAAAGAATGAAAGTATATACGTTCTTTGCTCTGAACACGCATTAAGAGAAAGAATGTACGTCGGTGGTTTTCTGCGTTTCCTCGCAAGTTTCTACGACTATCCAGAAAACTATCCGATTGACGGTCAAAAAGTTCTCACTTTAAAAGAGTTTGACGTATGGCGCAAGGATCATCACTGCTGATGATATGTAACTTTGAGAGTCATTGCAAAACTCTCAAAGTACGAATGATAAAAACAATTTAAGTCTAACCCACTAAAATTTATTCAATTATGACAAACGTATTATTCGGCAGAACTTCTGCCCCCGCAATGGCTATGCCATCAGTGACCGAGACAACAGTAGTTGACAACACAAAGTTTTTCGACTGGAATGAGAAAGGCTACGGCACTCAGCCGCTGACTTTGCAGATGCTTGAGCGGACTCAGCATGAGAACGATGTTCAGGGCAAGCCTCTGAAGGGTATCTATCACTTCCAACTTATCAACGAGATTCTTTCCTACTGCAACGAGTTTGGCTACAACACAGAAGTCTATGACTTGTTTGCGGCACAGAATCGAGACAAGAATATGCCCGGTGTGACAGTTATCCGTCAGGTTGAGGAAAAGTATGGTGACAATGCAGTAGAGGCTCACATTCTCAGAAGAGTCTTTGCCAACATCAGAATCACAGACTTTGACAACTCCGAGACTACTACAGGTCTGGCTATCGCTTACCATCAGAAAGGTATTCAGGTAGGTTTTGGCCCGCAGGTTATTATCTGTCACAATCAGTGTATGCTCAGTCCAGAACTTTACATTGCATCCTATGGTGACAAAGGTACTGGACGTGGTGGTGGCTCTGACATCGAAACTATTCTCCGAACCGTTCGCGCTTGGCTCATGGATGCACGGAACTTGATCGATCGTGACCGTGAGAAGATTGAGCGACTGAAGAACATTGTCGTACCTGCTGACCAGATGCTCATGATTATCGGTCAACTTACGGCTATGAGAGTCAAGGCAGACACTTCGCGCAAAACTATTCGTGAGAACATGACCTATCCTTTGAATCAGTCTCAGATAACAGTTTTCACGGAAGACATGCTGGAGGCTTACAAACTCCGTGACAGAGTTACGGCATGGGATATCTACAACTCCGCTACAGAAATGTATAAGGCGCAGCGCATGGATATTCCTCAACTCCTTCCGCAGAACCGTGCTATGGTTGCCTTCCTGAACGACTGGTTTAATGTAGCGTAAACTCTTTCACTCTGTCAGACTTTGAAATCTGACAGAGTACGAAAAATCAAAACTATACGATTATGGGAAACTTTACAACAAGACAGATTCAACTCACACAAAAGCAGAAAAAGAAACTTATCGAGCACTCCAATACCTACTGGAAGAAGTATGACGTAAGACTTGTTCAAGTCTATTACAAAGAAATGCCCGTTGATTCATTCATCGTGCAATACAAGGTTTTTGTAGATACACAGCAACCAGAGTTTGAAGGTTTCTCATGGAGTGCCCCGAAAGGTACGATGGAAAAGATTATAGGAACTATTTCATAGTTTGCTAATTTTAGTGTGTGTTCGGGTGCGGCCATCGTGACAGATGGAAGCACCTACTATTAACCAAATTCAAAAGATTATGGATGAAGACAAGAAAAAACAACAAAGAAGATTGTTGCATGTTAGAGTGACTTACAAAAGAGAGTCTATTGATGAT